TTACTCTTATAAAAATGCTCCTTATGGTTGTAGGGTTTCTCATAAGTATCTTATGCAAAGAACAGGAATTAAGACTAAGAAAACCTTAATTAAATGTTTAGATAATTTATCTCTATATGGCTTGATGGCTAGAAAGCAAATTGGACAAGGCTCTAATGAATATGTTTTTGAGAAAAAGCAAATGCAAGAATATATCCAACACAATATCAATAAGAGGAAAAAGATTTCACTATCAAAAAACAAACAATTTAAGTCTTATATGAAAAACTTAAATAGTCCCAAAGTTATCCACATAAGCAAGGTTATTAAGTAGTTATGAACAATTTGGAGTATCAAAAACAACACACCGAAGTAGCGAAAACGATACTTAATCTTAGAACTAATAATATAGATATAATTAGGGAAAAGACTTCAAGGGTAGGTCTATATGAATAATAGAAAAGCAGAAATAGACAAGATCATAAAAGATATGGTTAAGAATAAATCTCTACCATATGCCAATGCAGTTTCTAAAATTAAGAAAGATAGAAAAGGCTACTATCAACAGAAAGATATTAAGCTAAAAAGCAAATCACTTTCAACAGATAGATTCCAACAATACCTTAAAACAATCCAGGAGGAAGATGATACCAACTAGAATAACAGTTGATGAGCTTGACAATATGTTTCAAACAGCAACTTATGTTGAAAGATATTTACCCTCTCCAAGTATGAAGAATAAAAGAACTGAGATGTTTTCACTTATAGATAGACTTTATGGAATTGGTAAGGATAAAGATTGTTATAAAGATGATGATAAACCAAGACTCAGAATAAGGCTAAATAGTGGTCAATTACAAACTTATGAATTTTGTATATTATTATTGGTTAAAGCTACTGAGCCACAAAGGGATATTATTCAGCTTAGAAACTTTCCTTATCGTAAGAGCTTCAGAGAGCTTAAAAAATTTTTCTTACCCTCTAGCCATGAAAAGGTAAGATCCGACTATTACAAGGCATTACAAGAGCTTATAAGCCTATATAATAAGCATGGATATAAATATATTTCTAAATAGATAATTGGTTAATTACTTCATTTTGTTTTTCAAGACTCCATTTTTTATGAACAAATACTAATTTTTCACCAAAGGCTTGTGGATCATATATTTTTATATGATTATCATTTTGGTCATATCTAATATGAAAAGCATAACCATCATTAAGTAATTGCTTAACCTTTTTATCTTTATTTAAATTATATATTAAGTCTTTGAGTCTATTTTTTTCACAATAAATAGTTCTAATTTTCTGATCTCCATGTTTTAATATAATATGTTGTTCGGTAAATATAAAAAATCCAACATCATTTGGTTTTAAATCTGTTTTATCTTGTAAATAAAAACACTCAAAGGTTTTACAAGTCATTGGTCTATTTTCATAAATATTACAATTACCCTTAGATAAATTACAATTCTTACAATGGCTAAATGACTTCTTATGATACTCAGGATCGTTAATCTCTGGTAATTTGCAACATAGGGTGCAATCTCCACATGATTTAAGATTATTGTGCATATATATATAGATATCCGTACATTTTCATTTTTTCAACGATCACACAAAATAAATTTATTTTATTGTATTTTTATCACACTATATCTTGACAAAACCAGAAATTAATGTACTAAATCTGGTATAATATAACTTAACTTTGTGTTTATTTCATTTATCTCAGATTAAGTTAATTTAGATCATAATAGGGCTTATTCCTTACTCTCTCTGTTTCTTTCTTTCTATTGGTCTAAGCCTTATTGATAAATATTTGAGCTTGTTTATTATTTAAAATATTTCTTGCTTGTTTAATTGCTTTTTTATCGGTCATGCAATTTAAAGCAGAAATTTTAATATAATTATTTGATTGATCTAATTTGGTGAAATCATACCAACCATTACCAATATTTGTTATTGTGTTATCCATTATTTAACCCTCCTTTTTTGGTTGTAATAGTTTTTAATAGGAAACTGATAAACATTTGAAACTTGTTTAATAGTTTTAACCTTTTTTAATATTCCAATCTCTCCAAAATCCATAAATGGAAACATCTTTTTTTTATAAGTCCTGGAGAAGATTGAATATATATTTATATCCTTAGCTTTCATTTAAGACTCCATTGTTTGGGGTAGCATTAAAAAGAACTTCACTATGAATAATGCAAACAAACTTAAACCTAAGACAGTATTAAGATGTATTGCAATTATTAAGCCTAAGAAAGCCATTGCAAAGCATAAAGCAAAGTAAATAGCTTTAAAAATTATAAACATTATTCAACCTCCATTTCAAATCTATAACGATTATTTTTGTTAATTATTCTGTAATGATTTAAACAACTATTATTTTTATAAATAACAATAGAGTCGTCATAAGTTCTTTTTTTTAATTCAAATGGTTCATCACAAAACCATTTAGAAATAGATTTCTCTAAGTCTTTTAATAAAGATGAACTTGATAAAAGTTTAAATTTATTCATTATTTAACCTCCATTTTGATTGATTGAGTATTTTTTCTTCTTCTTTCATAAAGAACAATTTGAGCTTGTTCTAATCTTTCAACATCTTCATCAGTATTTAAAAAAGATGATATTGGTAAGCTGAGAGCCTTGACAATTTGTCTAAGCTCCCATGTTGGTTTAGTTCTTAAATGGTTCATATTTTTACCTCTCTATTAGTTATGATTTATTATTAAATAAATCTTAAAAGGGACTAAATAAATAATCCCTTTTAGGTTTTATTTACCAAGTGGTATTAAAAATATGTACTTGGAAATTATCTGCATCACTTTCAGAATAATCCATCTTCAAATCAGATGCGATCTGGTCATAATCAATATAATTTTTGATATGCTCAGGACAATCAATCAAGATACAATCATCTGCAAATTGCTCAGCAAAATCTTTAAAACAATCATATGTTCCATGAAAAGCATCTTCAATATGGTCAAGATCATCAACAGAAAAATTTTCTATAAATCCCTTAACAACAGAAAAACCATTTTTGTTAATTGCTTCCTTAACTTCAATGATTTTATCTAAACCAGGATATTCTCCAATATCTGGAAAATATTCATAATCATGTATTGCATATTCCTCTGCATTTGGAATAGGTGAAGATTTTAAAACATTAGCAATTTGTAATTCAAGTTCATCTTTGTCAGTTGATGGTTCAATCCATTCACCAGATAAGATTCCAGAATTATAAGAAGATAAACAAGCTATATAAATTTTAGACTTGTTTAATTCTTTATCTTTTTTTATTTCAACTGTTTCAACTTGGTTCATGCAACCTCCTTAGTAAGGTTGCTCTCTTTTTCTAACTCATCTAATTTATCTTGAAGATCATTGTATAAATTATAGCATCTATCTTCTAAATCTATTCTTTCATCTTCATCTAATAATTTAAAAAATTCTCTACCTCTGTAAGAATAGAAATTATCTAAATCACTTATTAACATTTCTAAATCTTGCTTAGTTCCTTTTTTCATATTTGCTCCTTTGTTATTTTTATTTTTAAACATATTAAATGAATTAATATCAAAGCAATAATTAACTGTCAACTAAATGTTAACATCAAATAAAATAATTTAATATCAAAGAAACAACTACAAATAGAATTAAATACTGTTGCAATTATGCAACATAACAACTTACATTAGAATAATTATAAACTATGGCAAATATCAAATATAATAAGACAATAGAAAAGACCATCTTAAATAGGCTTTGTAATGGTGAGAGCATAAGAAAAATATGTAAAGATCCTGCAATGGTTTCATGGGCTACATTTAGCCAAAAATTAAAAGATAATGAAAAACTACAAGATCAATATTACACTTGCAAAAAAATAGGCATTGAGATGGTTATAGCTGAGGCACAAGATAAATTAATGGAATCTATTAGTACATTAGAGAATTCAGGCAAAATGGACAATAGTTTACCATTTGCTCATTTAATAAAAGAAATGCAATCCAATGCGAAGTGGTTATCTTCGGTATTGTCCCCAGTTAGGTATGGAAAAGATACAAAATTGACTCTAAATGGTGGAGATAAACCTATTGAGATTAAGTGGCAGCAATAATAAAAGCTAAGTAATACCTGGATAGTATTAAATATTATTCAACCTTTGTAAGCAAATTTATACACTACATTTATAGAGATTGATTGGTTAAGCTCATCAAATCTTAATGATCGCATTGATTATTAATTTAATTTGCAACACCAAAGCAACATGACCACCCAAACACCAGGTTTTTATTTATTAAATGACACTTACCAATTGATTAGCAATCAAATGCTTTTTATTATTGGTTATTTACTGAGGTTTCAAGGGGGTTAAAAAAAGGGACACAGGCGAAAAAAAAAATGCCTGGTCGCATAATACGATAGAACCTTTACACAACTAGATTAGGAAATTTTATGATGGATTTTGACGACAACGAAAAAGGTTACTCAGCAGTAATATACATTATGGAAAGCAGTAAATCTGTTGTTATTCACTTTGGTGGATTTAACGATTTAACTGAATGTAGATACTTCTCATCTCACATCATGGACGATCTTGGAATAGAGCAGCTATTAAATGTACCTAGAGGAGTTACAGTACATTAGGGGGGTTTTGTTTTAAAATGCCAGAAATAGTCATTCCATATAAGCCAAGAGAACTCCAAAATTTTTTGCATAAAAAAATTGATAAGCACCGATTTAGTGTGCTTGTTCTCCATAGGAGAGCTGGAAAGACAGTAATGATGATTAATCAAATGATTAAAGCAGCACTTACTTGTCCTTTGCCAAACCCTAGATATGCTTTTATATCTCCAACATTCAAGCAAGGTAAGGCGACAGCATGGGATTATATAAAACAGTTCGCTGGAAAAATTCCTGGAACTAAGTTTAATGAGTCAGAATTAAGGTGTGATCTACCAAATGGTTCAAGGATTACAATTCTTGGAGCAGAAAACGATCAAGCTCTTAGAGGTATATTTTTAGATGGTTGTGTTTTTGACGAAACTCAATCTATTAAACCAACTATATTTCCTGAAGTCATAAGACCAGCTTTGGCAGACCGAAAAGGTTGGTGTGTTTTTATTGGTACTCCAAAAGGTAGAAATTACTTTTATCAACTTTATAAAGAAGCTGAGAAGAATGACAGTTGGTATGCTGGTTTATTTAAAGCTAGTGAAACTAATATTTTAGATCATGAAGAATTAGATGCTGCAAAGCAAATGATGTCTGAGGATTTATACGAACAAGAATTTGAATGTTCTTTCCAAGCAGCGATCACAGGTTCTTATTATGGTGCTTTAATAGAGCTGTTAGAGTCTAAGGGACGCATTACAGACAATCTGTATGATGACAACCTAGATACTGAAACATGGTGGGATTTAGGCTTAAATGACAGCACAGCGATATGGTTTGTCCAAAGGTATAAAGGAGAGATCAGATTAATAGATTATTATGAAAATGCTGGTGAGGGT